GCGCAAGATCCTCGCCGCGAACGAGGCGAGCCTCCGGGCGATCGAGCGCATCCTGCAGAAAGGGGTGTAGATGCCGACCGACGAGCAGCAAAAGTTAATCGAGGAAGTCCTCGCGGACCGGCAGGAGGCGATCGCCGCCGCGCTCATCGAGGAGGCCGAGACCCTCGTCCCGGTCGCCGTGCAGTCCACGCTCGGCGAACTCCGGCGCCGGACCGCCGACAAGTTCACCCGGCAGATCGTCGCCGGCATCACGAAGGAGCAGGTCGCCGCCTACCGGGCGCAGGTCGCGAAGGGCGGGACCGATATCATCGAGCGCATTGTCAAAGACCTCGGCGACGGTCGCGCCTCCGTCACCACTCGCCGCACGTTCAAGCCGTGGCTCGCCGACATGGCCACGCGCGACCAGGAGGAGATCCTCCGCATCATCGGCGAGGGGCAGCGCGACGGCATGCACCCATACCAGATCGCCCGCGAGCTCCGGGGCTACTTCGACGGCACCGCTCACAACGCCGTCACCGCCGCCCGGACCGAGGCGCAGAAGATCCGCACCGACGCCCGGGTCGCCACGTATCGGGAGACGGGCGTCCGACATCTCGAATACATCGCGGTCGGCGATGACAAGACCCGGCCAGAACACGCCGCCCGGGATGGCAAGATCTATCCGATCGAGAAGGCGCCCTGGCTCGGTGAGCCGAACTGCCGGTGCACCCTCGTTGATGCAGACTACAAAGTCGATGAGAAAGGAGCCCGTGTTGAGAAAAACGACGCGATCGTCATAACAGAGGAGGAATTAGATACATGACTCGACCACCAGCACTCACTGATAAGCAGATCCAGGCAATTCGAGATAATCTCGACACGTTCCCGTCAAACATCCTCAAGCTCCCTGAGTTCAAAGGAACCGAGATCTCCAGGCACACGGTCAGGAACTATCAACTCCGCATGAAGCGGGAGATTGAGCCGGATGACGAAACGGCGCTGGCAACATACCTCCGGAAGTATATATCCCGACATGGCCTTGAATCCAGATTCCACGGACCCCGGGGCGTCACCGGATTCCTATCGCACCTCGAAAAACAGATCCAAATACGCGCGAACGGCAAGGCGGATGTCGAATCAGAGGTAGAATAATCCTTAGATGCCCTCAAATACCCCTGAGATTTTTTATATATGTTATGACTACTAATCATAATTATGCCTCGTGGAGATAATCAACTCACTAACGTTTTCGCGAACCTCCGCGACGTCACGCTCCAACGTCTCGACGTCTACCACGATCATGGCCATCCTGTGTTCTACGATTCCCGGTATTTCGCGCCGACCGTGAACCTATGGAATACCGTGCCGGTGATCTATGCGGACATCGAACCGGGGGCTCCTGTAAAACACCCTCGGTTCGAGGATGTTACGAACGGCACCCTCCCCCCGGAATACCGCGTGGTGGGGAATGTCAGCGGCACCCATATCCCGATCGCCGGCGAGCGGGTGCTGAAAGGGATCGTATCATTCTCAGACAAGGAGATGGAGCAGCTTGCGAACGCAGGCGACCTCTCTCTCTCAACCGGCCTTTCTTCTCCCGAGGCACCGGACGGCCGGAGGCGTGGAGCTACTCGGATCGCCGGACCGGTTACCCCGAATCACGTTCTTGTGTTCCGGCGAGGAGCGTGTCCGAACTGCTATCCGAACGACAACGGCGCGATGTTCCACAATTTGGAACGGGAGTTAGAAATGGATGATGAATCCAAAGGGATACTGAAGCGGATTGCTGACGCACTCAACAAGACATCAGACCCGCCGCAGCAGTATGTAAACGTCGCGGAACACGAGACACTCAAGAAAGATGTCACCGCGATGAAAGAAGCGATCACCGAACTGGTGAACCTGATAAAGACCGAGAAACCGCCGGAGAAGAAACCGGAACAGGCGCCGGATGCTGACCCGGAGAAGGAGAACCTCAAACAGGAACTCGCGACCCTGAAGGCCGGCCGGGCGAAGGAGAAGGCCGACGCTGCATGGACTACCATGAAAGCGAACCTTCCCGAAGGCTGGCTCGGTGAGAAGGAGGCCAAAACCCGGGAGGAGTTCGAGGCCGATCCGGTTGCGTTCTCGCTGAAGGTTATCGCGTTCAACAACACGAAGCCGGGCGAGAAGCAGGCTGAAGGGAACAACACGCCCCCTGGCAACTCCGGAGAAGAGCCCACCTCCGACGAGGTGGCGTTCAAAAACCTCGCATCTGAATTCGAGAAGAAACACGGGATCCGGGTGATCTGAAATGGCGGTATATGAAGCGGGCGAAATCTTCCTCGGTGCCAGGGTGCAGAAATTCAAGGCAACTGCCAACGTGCCGAAGGGTGCAGTCATCACAATCACTCCTGCAGCTGGCGTGCCAACCGGCGCGACCTGCGCAGAAGACGGTGCTGGCCCGTTCGCCGTCGCAATCGAGGCAGTAGAGGACGGCAAGATTGGCCGGGCGGCCACGAAGGGCGAAGTCGCGGTCGACTGTTCCGGGAACTGTTACACCGGCGCGGTCGTCACCGGAAGCGGCGGCAAGGTCAAGGCCTGTATTGCGGACCCGTCTGGAAACTACGTCAAACCGCTCGGCCGGATGACCGTCGGCGGCGCAAACGGCACCGTCGGGGTTGTCGACCTCGGAGGGTTCTGACATGACAAACGCAGGAATATTCGGAGAAATTCAGATCGTCGGCAACTGGGCGCAGAAGCGCATGATCATGCCGGTGCTCATGGCAACGCAGGAACAG